GATTGCATTCAATGAATCATTGAACTCATCAGCTGACTTCGCCATGTCGCCAGAGATCGTGGCTTCATATTGCTCAAGCGCGGCGCGGCCTTGATTCAACATTGGAATCAGCTCAACGCCAGACTTGCCGAATAGCTGCATCGCTAACGCAGACTTCTCAGCGCCGTCTGGCATCTTGGCGAAACGATCGGAGATCTCAAGCATTACAGCATCAAGGCTGCGAACCTTGCCCTGTGCATCTCTGGTGGCAACACCGATGCCGGAAAGCGCCTTGCTGGCGGCAGAGCTTGGATCGGTGATGCGTTTGGCGAGTTGCCCCATGCCCTTGGCGACGCCTTCAATGCTGCTGCCGCTATCCTGCGCTGCCTGCCCAAACCTGCTGAGCGATTCCACGGCCACGCCAGTGCGCTGGCTCATGTCATTCAAATTGTCTGCCGCATCAATCGAGCCCTTAGCGATTGCGGTCAGTCCAGCAACAGCCCCAACCGGCAGCAGGGCACCCATCAATCCGCCGACGCCCTTGGCGGCCTGCCCCATGCGCCCGAGGCCACCGCCGACTGTTCCGGCTTGCTTGTTCAAATTGCCAAGGCTGCGGCTAAGGCCGTCGATCTCGCCCTGGCCTTGAACGAATGCCTTGACCTTAAGGATTGCGTCAAGCTTCACGGCTAGCCAGTCGCAGGATTTCAGCTTCGATGATCTGCAGATCGCTCAGCATCGCAGATTCATCCGCCACTGACCGCAGTCTAAACAGCCACGCCACTGCGCCATAGTCCAACCCGATCAGGCCGCCAGGGCCGGTGCGCCATTGCGTCTGGCAGTCAAGGAACATCATCAGCGCAGGCCACGCATCAGGCTCAACCTTGAAGTGCTCAGGTTGGCCGGGCTCAAATCCGACCACACCAAGCACCGCGGCATCATCTGCAGTTTTGTCGATCACGCCGCCCTTGACCCAATGATGGGCGGCGTCCTTTAGTTTTTTGCTTTATTGCCGGTGACGCTCTCGAAGTACGCCACCACAATGGCGCTGGCGACTGCCGGGATGTTCAACAGCTCAGCCTTGCTGGCGGCAGTGAATGGCACGTCCTCGCCGTCCTCATCCTGCACATTGATCCAGCCGGCCAGCACCTCATCGGCTACCGATTGATCGGTCAGCTCGATGCCATCATCGCCGCGCTGCTTTGCCCTGAACAGGTCTTGGATCTCATTGATCCGCGTCTGCGCCAGTCGGTTGAACCGCGCGTCAAAGGTCTGCTTCTCGTAGCGCCCGCCATCAATCGGCAGGCGCAGCACCACCGGCCACTCATAGGTGGCCGACTTCTTCAGGACAAATGCCATGCAGGATCAGGAGAAGGTGATCGAGACTTCATCGTTGCCGGCGCCGGTCGGGATTGCCACGTAGGGCAGGTTCAGCATTTGCACGCCGTCCTGGTCAGCATAGGTCGGGTTGCTGATGTCCACCTTGGGCGCCACCAACGAGACCCGATTGCCAGCGGTTGTGCCATGCAGCAACGTCAGCACGCCGGTGGTGTCGTTGTTGGCAATGGCGAAATAGTCCTTCGTGGCGATCGGCACAGCCTCGATCATGCACTCGCCGGATGGCGCCCGGTTGGTGATCATGATCTCCTTGGTGCAGCCAACCAGCTCGCGGTAGATCAGCTCATTGGCCATGTCAAGGCTGAGCGACTGCAGGCAGCCGGCATAGCTCAGAAAGCTGAACGTGCTGCTGTTGCCCGGCTTGAAGATCAACGGGTCAGCCTGTGCGGTATAGGTGCTGGCCGGCGCCGCCGTGTCAGTCGGTGCGTTGTAGATCCCGGTGAACTCGAAATCGATCGTCGGGATTGCTCCCACTTCAGCGCTCAGCGAGAATGTGCCGCGGCAGCCGGTGGCCTTATGCAGCACGCCATCATTGTTGTAGTAGATGGTGGCGCTGTCAAAGCTGCTGCTGACTGGCTTGTAGCCGACGTTAGCGGCGATGCTGTAGTTGCTGCTGGCGCCAGGCGTGAAGCTGGCGGTAGTGGCCTGCACCGTTGCCACCTTCGTGCTGCCCACGTAGTCGGTGATCACGCCGCTGCTGCCGGACCCAGTGCCGCTGGTGATGCTGATGATCATGCCAACGTAGGCGTCATCCGTGGCGCTGGCGCCTGCTGCCAGGGTGATGCTGCCAGCAGAGCCTGCCGTAGCGGTGCCGGTGACTGCAGAGCTGGTTGTGGTCTCAGCCATGCCGCACGCCTTTAGCAACGCACCAAATCGCGGAGCTGTAGCAGCAGTGCCGGAGCCGGTCAGCTCAATCTGGAAGTTGATCAGCACGCGCTGATTGGCCAGCAGCTGGTCGCTGTTGCCCAGCCATGGCCGGATCAACTCGCGGCTGACGACATCCGACTCAAGCGGCGTGACATCAATCGAGCGGACCAGCAGCGCATCCGTCCCAGCCGGGCTGGAATCAGTCGCGTACGTTGCCTCGGTTTTTACGAGAAGGAGTTGCTTGCGTGTCAGCAGTGCCATCGGTAATAGGCTCGGTTTGGCTTGGAATCACCGGACGCCTAACGCCGGTTTCGGGATCCAAGACGTAGGAGCCGCCTTGGCCGTGGTACTCATCCAACATGCTAGCTAGGGTCAGTTTGTCGCCAGATTAGCGACTGCCGTGCGATACCTGATCAGGTAATCACACGCAATCACTCCTGCGGGCTGGTCCGCTTCGATCATGTCAAACTGCACGCCGCGTGGCTCAATGCTCATGGCATAGCCGCCAATGGTTTGATCGGCCATTACCTTGGCGTGCAGGCTTTCGATGATCGCATCCGCTTGTTGATCCGGGATGCTGCCGCGCACGATCACAGCGATCCGCACCGTCAGGCTCCAGTCGGTTTTGCAAAAGCTGACGTCCGTATTGGCCTGGTCCGAGATCGGCTCCACCACAATGGCCGGCGACTCGCCGCGCGCAATCGGCTCCACCCGGCTGCGGTAGATGCGCGTGCCGACGTTTGTCGTACCCGTCAGCGCAGTGCGGATCCCGGCAATGATTGATTCGCGGATGGTGGCCATGGGTCAGGCGCTGGCGACTTGAGTGACTGTGCAGATAATGCCAGGGATGGCAGGATTCGATGCCCCAGCATCCTCGGCATGAATGTAGACGTTGAGATTAGTCGCAGCCCACATCAGCTCGATGTAGTCATTGGCGGCCAGCTCCAGCACGAAGTTGACAGTGCCGATCACATTGCCATGCACGCCGCCATGGCTTGAGATGATGCTGAAGCGACTATCAGAGTTGGCCACATCGCCAGGCGTGCCGCTGTCATTCTTACGCAGCCAGACGTTGGCATCATGAATCTGTGCGTCGGTATTGCTGAATTGGATCGAAAACGTAATGCTGTAGATGCCGGGATACAGCACCGTGATGCGATTGTTTGATGCAATCGCAACACCGTAATTGGCAAGATCGCCAGATCGCAGGAAGATTGAAGTTGGCGTGTCAATCGTCGCTACATACTGTGACGTAGAATCCCAGAAGCTGCCCCAATATCCCGGACAGCCGTGATACGCCAGCTGATTCCATCGCTGCGCGCCATTGCCGATCTTGATATTTCCTGTATCCGATTCGCGGCCAAACTCGCCATCTAGCAAGACTGGATTCCCTGCCGTCCATGCCGCGCGAGTATTGGTGCGAATCGGTGCGCTCATCAGTCGTGTGCCTTGATCATCACGTAACCAGCGGTGACGCCTGAACCGGCGGTCGAGACACGCACGCGCATCAGCGCTGCGTTGATGTCCACCACCGTCAGCTGCACCGTGGAGCTGGCCACAGCGGTGAGCGGGGTGCCGATTGCGTACCAGCTGGCGCCGTTGTCGTCGCTGCCCTCCATCTGGAGCGCTGGTGCCGTGGTCGTGATTGCGCCGACGTTGACCACTAGCTGGGCGCGGTTGCCGGCGTCCCTGGTATCGAGGCTTGGCGTTGTGCTGTTGAGCGTGGTGAGCACGATCGAGCGGTCAATCAGCTGGCGCACGGCCTCGGAGCTGTTGCTGTTCTGCAGACGGTTGATTGCCCTGGTGAACGATGGCGTGGTGCCAGCGACGGTCTGCACATAACGGACGCGGTTGCCGACCATGCGGATCAGCGGTGAGCGGTAGATTCCCGTGCCCGTAATCCTCGGGAAGTCGTAGACCTTGAACCAGTTTGTGCCCGAATCGTCAGATTCTTCAATCGCCACATCCAGCGTTGGCGTGGTGCCGGTGACGGCGGTAACCGGAATGCTGACGCTGTAGCTGGTGCCAAACGTCGGTGTGAATGCCGCTGTGGTCGTGGTTGTTGTCAACGCGGCTGAGGTCACATCCGCGATGATGCCCGGCAGCGCCAGGTTGGCAGAGGTGACGGCTGCAACGGTGCCGGTGCCGATGTTGCTGGTGACGGTGCCGCTCACCGGCTGGGTGCCCAACGCACCGCCCAGCACCTGCACAGGCAGCGCATGGCTACCAACAGGATCGCTACTCGCTACTCGGATCTTCTGCCGTCCCTGATCCTCAAGCTGAATGAATCCGGTTGTCAGTGTGGTGGTGCTGGCCGGAGCAGTGCTGCCGTTCTGCACCACGATGAACAGGTACAGCACCGTCTCAGGATCAGGAACGTTCTCGATCCTGCTGGCTCGGTTTGTCCACTGATAGCCGGTGTTACTGGCCACCACTGCATCAGAGAATCCGGCCGTGAGTACGTCGAAGTTGATCTGCCCGACATGGCCAGGCGATGCAGTGGTGTTGATTGTGGCGGTGGTGTTGCCGCTGTTCCAGCCACGGCGCTGTGAGTCGAAGCTGGCATTGGTCGCAGTGGTGCCGCTGTACTCCAACTGGATGTAGTTCCAGCCGTACAGGGTCAGGGTGCCACTACCGGATGCCGGCCACGCTGCAACGGTGAAGTTAACCGTGAGCCCTGAGACGCTGGCAATGGCATAGCGGCCTGGGATGCCGGCGGCGCCAGTGATTCGCGACAGTCGCACGCTCTGGCCGACATTGGCCGCTGTGAACGGGTTGGTGGTGGGGAAAGTGACCGTGACGCTGGTGGCGCTGTTGATTGTGTAGGACAGCGCCTCGCCAATGAGATCGGCCAGCTCAAACCTGAATGTCTGGTTGGCGATCCTCTGAGACAGGATCACCTTCAGGCGTGCCAGCAACGAGCCCGAGAACGTATCAATCGAGCGGATCACCGTTTCGCTGTTGGCGGTGGTGCCGGTCGTGATGACAAGGTTCCCGCTCGACTGGTTCACCGTCATGCCGCTGCCCGTCTGCAGCAGGGTGAAATCCTCAGCCGCTTTGCCGACGATCCCGCTGCCGACTTCAGCAAAGCCCACACGCATGAATGCTGGGCTGGTGTTGATCACCTCTACAGGCGTGGCCCGCAACTCGGTGTCTGTCAGTCCGCCACCGCCAGCCGGCAACACCACCGGCAGCCGGCCGCTGTCCAGCGCTGGAAGCTTCCCGTTCACTGCTGCCAGCGTCGTCTCTGTTGCGGCGCCAGTCGGGAGCGGTAGGGCGCTAGCGCTCACCGGCTGCGTGGCCTGCCAGAAGGTGCCAGACACCGGCACCGCTGTGGCTCGCAGCTCGGTGTCAGTCAGTGGGCCAGAGACTGCAGCAGTGCCTGTGATCGACACGCTGCCGCTGATCGGCTGTGTCGCCTGCCAGAACGTGCCGCTCAC